CGCGACCAACAAATGGTCCATGTTCGACGCCCAAGTCAGCATGTACGCCGACGGCACACGCGGCAAAAACGTGATTCTTCAGTCCGTGTTCACCGATGGTGCCGTACAAGGCTTCTTCGGGCAGGGCTTCTACGCCCCCATCGCCCCGATCACCACTGTCACCATCTCATCCGTCGCGAACTTCGTGAACGGGTCCCGTATCCAGATCATCGGTGAATACTGATGCCCGCCACGCTCGGCACCGTCATCAAAGAAGTCCGTACGATGCTCGACGAGAAGACGCCACGCTTCTGGGACAACGACGACCTCGCCACCTGGATCAACGAAGGCGCCCGCGACATCGCCCGACGCACCGAAACCCTCGAAGCGCTCATTCAGTTCGAGGCGATCTACACCCAACCCACCTATCCGCTACCGATGGACACCCTGCGTGTGCACCGCGTCGAGTTCCAAAACGTCGTGCAGAACGCCATGCCCATCACCTACCCCCTCGAAATGCGCTCCATCAACGAGATGGACCAAATCTGGGGGTCGATGCAGTACCAGCAGCGTGCGTACCCCACGTTCGTGACCTTCTTCGGGGCGCCACCCAACATCGTCATGCGTCTCTTCCCCGTACCGTCTCAAGCAGGGTGGCTGAACGTCTACTACTACCAGTTGCCCGCCCCGGCGTACGTACTCACGGACATCATCCGGGTCCCGGAAGGCTGGTATGACCTGCTCGCCCGCTACTGCGAGTTTCAGGCCATGCGCAAAGACCGTGACCAGCGTTGGCAGGAAGCCAAACAACTCTACGAGGAGGGTGCGCTGCAACTCATCGACATGAGCCGCCGTCATCACGACCAGATGTCCCAATTCGTGTACTCCGCACGGCCTGGTGGGGCGTTCCCCTACGGCTGGGGGGACTGGTAATGGCCCGTCTGAACCCTCCGCCCCGTTCCGGGTTCAACCCGACACCCCGTTTTCCGGGGGGTTCAACCCAGAATACGGACCCTGGCGGTGGTCAAGCCACTGGTGGGGGCGGTGGTCGGGGCCGACGGTCAAGCCGTGGTCGTGGGCGTGGCCGTGGCGGCCGTGGCGGCCGTGGCGGCGGTTCCGCACAGACCCCAGAAGAAATTAAGACCTACTTGAACACCCTCTGGCACCTCTACCAGAACCAGTACAACCTGCAAGGCCAGCAGTTCCTCACCAAGATGGCCGAGATGAACACCCGTGAGGCCCAGGCACGCTCCAGCGAAGCCCAACGGGAACAGCAGACGAACGAAGCGTCCGGCGCACGGGGCGCATTCACCACCACTGGGCACGCCACGGCCCTCGCGAACCTGCAATCCAACCTCGCGAACGCCATGCAGCAGTTGAACTGGCAGCGTCAAGCCCAAAACATTGCCCGTCAACAGCAGGGCATTCAGTTGTATCAGCGACTCGCGGCGCTCGGGCAGCAAGGCGCCCGTGCCGGTGTGACAGGACTGGGGTAGCCAATGGGTCTCGGCTTCATGACGCCGCAGTTCTATAACTTCTACACGAACGCGGCGCGTGCCGCGGGTGGTCAGGCCGGTCCTCCGCCCGCGTTCTGGTCGCATACGCAATGGGGTCCGGCCGCGTTCGGGGGTGGCGGTGGTGGCGGCGGAGGCGGCGGTGGTGGCCGCGGTGGCGGTGGTGGCACGTTCGCGAAAGGTTTCTTCGCCGGGAGACCAGGTGGTGGACGTGACCCGCTCGGCCGTGCAGGCGGTCCACGCGCTCCCGGAGCGGGACGGTGGCAAGCCCCAGCGGGCGGACCCACGATGGCACCGACTGCGTGGTCGCCATCTGACGTGTGGTACCCCTACACCGGATTGATGGCACAAGGAGGCATCAACCCGGCGCTCACCGACGTGTACGGGAAGATGGAAAAGAAGATCGGTGACCGTCCTCAAGACGAGCACGGTCACCTGATGGGCTATATCCACGGCCTCCAAGACGCCGGGCTGCCCTTCAACGACGCACAGAAGTACCTCTACTACTACTTGGCGCAGATCGACCAGGCGAAAGGGAAACTGCCGACCGGGAAAGGCACCAAAGAACAGGTGCTCGAAGGTGCGTGGGCACAAACCGATCCCGGTTCGCAAGGCACCGCGCCCGGCGGGTTCGGTCAACTCGCACAGAACTACGCTCAGTCCAAGACCGGGCAGCAGGCAGCGAAAACGTACGCCGCGCAAGGCGGTGTCGCGCAGGTATACGCCGACGCGCAAGCCTCGTTGCTCTCCACTCTTTCGCTCGCTGACCAGCAGGACTATTACCTCGCGAACAAAGGTAAGAAAGGTGTCACGTCACCGCTGACCGCCGACAATGAAACCGCGTCCGCGCTCGGTCTCGAACACGGTGAGGGCGTCACCGGAGACACGATCCGTCATCAGGCGTGGATGAACTATTTCGACACGACCGGCCAGTGGGGATACGGCGGCAGCGAACCGGTGGACCCGACCGGGCAGCCGCAGGCGACAGCACCTCGGCCGATGGAACCGTGGAACCCGCAATCGGGGTGGCATGCCTTGATGCAGAACCTCGTCGCGGAGAACACCTGGAAGAACCAACTGGCGCAGATCATGGGTGGCAACCCGGACACGGGTGTCGGACCGCAATACCCCGGCGGGTTCGACCCGGTGCGGTTCTTCCAGGCGATGCAGAGCGGTCAGTTGCCAGGCGCGAAAGTCAAGGAACGAGGTGGGGGCGGCACCAACCAGACGCTCGCGAACATCGCCGCGGCGGGTGGAATGACCCAGGACTCGTCGGGGAACTGGGTGCCGATGGGTACGTACGACCCGAACAACCCGCCACCTCCGGCGTACTAGATGCCCGGCAACCCGTACCTGTCCGGGTGGCGTCCCACCTTCGGCGGGCCACAACCCTCGTTTCGGGGCGGTCTCCCCCCGACCGGGGGAGACACCAGCGGCATGGGCCGCGGCGGATACGGCCCGTTCGGGGGTGGCACCCCGTACGCGCAGCGGCTCATCGCGGAACGGGTCGGCGGTCCGCGAGCCGTCGCGTCCCTGAACCGGTTCGATCGGGGGATCGGCGGCGCGTCCTCGAACATGGGGACCTGGTATTCCAACTGGAACAAACGCATCGACTTCTTCAAGCAGAACAACATCCCGGAACGTATCTGGTCTCAGGTCGCCCAGTTCGATCTTCGCTCGAAGGTGATGACGGGCGGCTTCCCGATGGGCAACGTCGAGGCGATGCAGATGATCGCCGCCCTTCAGAACAAGGACTTGCTTGGTTATTGGCCCGCGGACCCGAAGACGGCCGGATCGAAGCCGCAGTCCCATTCCAGTGGCCTGTTCGGCTCCATGTGGGGTGTCGCCCACAACGTGCTGGGTGATCTGAAGTCGACGGCGTTGGCCGTCAACCCGCTGACGCTCGCCCCGAAAATCTGGCATGAGGCCGTCGCCGCGTCCGCGTTGCCGGAAGCGATGGGCTTCCCGAAGATCATCCGCAACTTCCAGATCGCCTCGTACCTGGCGCCGCACCTGTACTCCAAAGATGTAGCGGAGATACAGGCGTACGGGAAACAGATCGACGCGAAGATCGCCCGGGGTGACTGGGGCGGCGCCATCGCGGATACGTTCATGGGTCAGCCGCTCCTCCGAGACATCCCCACCGCGTACACGATCGGGACGATCGCCCGCGGCAACTGGGGCGACTTCTATCAGCATCCCCTGTTCCATACGCTTGATGTGCTGCCTGCGGCGACCGCAGCCGGGAAACTCATCGCGCTCGCCCCCGAAGTCGAAGGCGCCACCGCGTTCGGACGGATCGCGAACGCCGCGAAAGGTGGGCTGCCATCGCCGCTGGTCGGGTCGGCACGTATCCCCGTCGGTGGGGCCGCGGAGGCGTTCGCGAAAGGACAGTTCTTCCGTGGTGCCGGACGGGCCATGTTCGGCAAATATCCGGAGCCGCCGTCCGCGCAGGCGTTGAACCTCGTGAAACAAGTCAACGACTGGATCGCCTCCGCGGGTGGTGAGGCCCATGTCGTGTTCCCGCGTGGCACGGAGTTTGCGCGCCGATGGGCGAACCGGTTCTGGTTGGACACCCCAACGCGAGAGTCGAACCGACTCGCGATGAACGCCGAGAAGACCGTCGCGTACGCACGGGATGTATTCCACCGGCAGTTCATGCGGCTCACGCAAGGTTGGACCGACGAGGAACGAGCCGCGTTCACGAAAGCCTTATCAATGGGAGACGACAAGGCTCCGATCCTGCAACGTGAAGGCGCCGAACCCCTCTTCCATCACATCGTCGAAGTCAACGACAAACTCAAGAACTACATGTTGAACTCCGGCGACAAGACGCACATGGTCATCCCCGGCCCGGACGGGACGGAACACATCTACCGGTGGAACGACCCGGCCGCGAAGGCGTACCGGAACTACCTCAACGTGCACAACAAAGCCACGCAGGCCGACATCGCGTACGCGACCCGGGGCCGCATGGAGTACCAGGCACAAGTCCGCCTCTACGAGAAAGTCCTGAAGACCCGTGACGCGGAGATGGCGGCACGGGCCAACTTCGCGGACGTGTGGGCGGAGCATCCTCCTGACACGATGAACTTCTTTCTCGGTCAGAAAGGGATGGACAAACTGTACGCACAGACCGCCGCGAAGATCGCGAAAGCGAAAAAGGCCGGTGACCCGGCCGGTGAACTCGAAGGTTTGAACACACGGATGGTGGGCCTGTCACAGAACAGTCTACGTACCGCCGGTGTCACCGACGCCGAGTACAAAGCAGCGTACGACGACATCGCCCCCCACTGGCAGGAATACTGGAACAAAGGCATCCACCCGATCTACGTACCGAACCCGGAGGCCGCCCAGATCGACACGCTGTTCAGCGTGAAGCCGATGTTGGACAACGTGTCGAAGGCCGACTTCCTCAATGAGAAGAACATCTACCGGATGGACCCGGTAGTCCAGCCCGTCCAAGTTGTCTACACCTGGGCGCAGGTTCAGCAGGTGCTCTCCGAAGCGGAGAAGGCCGGAGTCCGAGAAGTCGCGCACCTCTACGGCGTGAAAGTCGAAGACGCGTTGAACCTGGCGAAACGTCAGATACTCCGTTTTCACCCACACACCAGCGATGTCGACCTGGACGTGAAAGCCCGGCGTATCGTCGACAAGTCGTATTACGGCTGGAACCCTGAGAAGGGTCACGTCCAGTACGACTTCGATCATCCGGAGAACACGCCGTTGCTCGTTCCTCGTGATGTCGCGAACGTGATACGTGACCAGTGGAAAGGGTTCACGAAACAGTCGCGTGCCGGGATTGGCCCGTACGACCGGGCCATGAACATGTACCGGTTCGCGATCACGTTCACGCTCCGCCACATCGTTCACATCAACGTGCTGGGCGCCATGTCGTTGCTCGCGAACCAGGGGCCGGAAGCCTTTCTGAAACTTCCGGCGGCGTGGAAGATCGCGCATGACTTCGCACACGCGAAAGTTCCCGAGACGCCGAACTTGTTCATCGGCATGATGGAACGGCACGGCTGGAAGTCCGTCACTGAGGACGAGATGCTTGGCTTCGCGCATCAGCACATGCTCGGCGACTGGTTCTCGAACCGGCTCGGCGAAACCGCCAAATACGCAGGGCTGGACAAACCAGCGATCGCCGCGAACTGGATCAAGCATCAAGAAGAGTTGATGTCCAATATGTACCGGGCGGCGTCGTACCTCTACGAGCACGACAAGTTCCGCCGGTCCGGGGTCGATGAGGCGTTCGCGCAACAAGAAGCGCTCAAGATTGCGTACCGGACCCACATGGACTTCGACGGGATGGCCCCACCGGAGCGGATCATCCAGCGGTACATCATCCCGTTCTACGGGTTCACCCGTCAGATCATGCGGTTCCTGTGGAACTACCCGGCGGACCATCCGCTGCGGGCGGCGTTCGTCGCGAACATGGCCCGTATGGAAGCCGACGACCGGCGTTCCGGGCTGCCGTGGGCGTTCTCGAACTACCTCATGCTCGGCACCCCGAACGGGAAAGGCGTCGTCACCGCCGATGACCTGAAGACCTTGAACCCGTTCCGGAGTGTGGAAGGCCAAGACATCTTCACCTTGCCGGGGCTTATCTCCGGGATGGCCCCCACCATTCAGGGACCCATGACGGCGCTCGGGATCAACCCGATGACCGCCACGGATGCGTACCAGCAGTTGCACGCCTTCGACCCGTACACCGGGAACATCGTCGCGAAGGCCGGGATCGGCGAGATGTTCAAGGACACCTTCGCGACGCTTCCCCAGGTGGATGTACTCGGGTCCCTGTTCGGCTGGTCGACCGCGATGGACTACCTCAAAGCCCAAGACGCGGCGTACGGCACGACGAACTACCGGCGGGCGCTGATGACCGCCATCGGTATCCCGTTCGTCCCCTTCGACGTGAACATGTATCAGCAACGTCTCCGTTACCAGCAGCACATCTACGCCATCTCCAAGCAGGCCATCAGCGAAGCCGAACAGGGCCACTTCGACGACCTGAAGAAGTTCGCTCGGTTCCCGTTCCAGGGTCAGTTGGCGACCCGCAGCCAGGTCGAGGACGCCATCGCGCACGGCCTCAACCCGGAGAACGCTCCCACCTCAGTGCCCGCCCAATGAACTTAAAGACCCTCATGTTGGAGGTGTACCCCATCCCGCAGTATCACGTCGCCGCGTCGTGTGGCATCTCCCCGTCGGTGTTCTCCGACTACGTGACCGGGATACGTACCATCTCCGTGAAGCACGCGCAGGCGCTCGCGCAATACTTCGAGTGCGAGATGGAAGACCTCATCTAGTCCGGTCGCGGCGGTACGCGAGACGGCGCCTGGTTCGGCCCATCATGCCTCCCCAGACGCCATCCCAAATCTTGTTGCGTATCGCGAACTCTAGACACGCCTGCTTCACCGGGCATTCGTCGCACCAGACGAGGATCACCCGTTTCAGATCCGTCTCAGGCCCGTCGAAGAACAGTCGCGGGTCTTTGACTTCCTTGCAGCGAGCCGATTCGGTCCACTTGAACTCGGCCCACTCCAACTTGCGTGGCGTGTCGAACTTCGACGCGGCCGCATCGCCTTCGGCCGCGTACGGCATTTACCCTCCCCACGCACTCAACGGCAGTCTCGATGCGCACGCGGCCTGCGTCGCGGGTGACGACCCAATCTCCGGTCCCAGGTTCGAGCAACTCGAAGCCCACGTACCGGGCATGATCTGGTAACAGCCGTACGCACCGGAGCCACCGGTGTTGAACACGGCCGGGTTCCCCCCGGACTCCCGGCCGATGAACGCGTCGGCGCCGTTCGTCGCGCCGCCACACGCCCCGCCAACGGCTGGCGCCGACGACGCGGGATGCGGCTCACTCGGGTGAGTGAGTCCAGACGACGCCAGCCGGGGCGGGGAGTTTTCCGCTGCGTACTCAGACGCGGCGTGATTTAAGTACGCCTTGTTCTGTAGATAGGCCATCGTGCCGAGATAGGACATGACGGCCGACACAGAGTTGTCGTGCGTATCACCACCGGTGATCGTATTGGTGGCGGCACCTGCCGCGGAGGCCATCAGTAGGCAGCCTCCTGTGACAGCACACGCGAGTCGGAGCATGGTGTTTCTCCTTGCTGGTTGAGGGCAGGGAATAGCGCCATGAGTCGACGCGCGCGTTCTTTGCCGATGCCTTTCACGCTACGCAACTCATGCTCGGTGACGGTCCACGCCAGTGGCACGCCAGCGAATGTGTCGTAGAACTCTTGTGCGAGTTGGGGACCGAAGCCGTCGATGCCCATGAGGAAGTAGATGCCCCACTCACGGTTGTCCGCTGTCCCCCAAAGCGAGGGTGCTGTCGGACGTGAGAGAAGACTGGTGTGCTTCGCTTTGCGTACCCACTTCTCGAAGTTCTGCAACGAGGTAATACTCTCGGTCAGACTTGGCGATGTCAGAATCCAGCAGCCCCGCGACTGAATGGAGCACAGCAGCCCTTGCACCTGCATCCGTGACCAGCCATTCACCGCGAGCGACCACCCGTCCTGGTTCCATTGCCAATCCCCTTCTACTAACAACGCTGCTTGACCCAGCGTCTTCATTTGGCCTAACTGTTTCGTCAACCGCCCATCGCGTACGGACGCGGCCAGGTCGGCTATCTCCTTGCGTTGAACGCCGACAAGCCCAAAGTTCAGGCTCGTCGTCAGAAAATCCGAACCAAAGCGCTCCGGTACGGAAGATGTATGCCCAATAGCCCGCAGCCGATCCGGTTCCGTCGGGGAGACCAGCACTCAAATCAGTCGCGGCACGTTGTGGGTGTAGTCCCACGCACCCGCGTCCTGGAATGCTTGGATCACCCCGAGAGACGGCGCGTTCTCCGGCGTTCGGCCGGTCCGGTACGCGATGCGGTCCACCGCGTCGGGAGCACCGACATGGTGCGCCCACCCGGAGTCGAGGGTGTAGATCGCGCCGGTGTCCTGGTCACGGATGAGATACATGCCGACCGCCTTGCTCGGGGCGGCAGCGCCGCCGTAGTTGATGCCGGGGAGCAGGCACGCGTGCGACCCCCACGGCTGGTACGTATTCGAGAGGGCCTGGACACGGGGTGGGGTCGCCTCGACGGTGCCGCCGTTCCCGTCCGAGAACCCGATATGCCCGGCCGATCCCCAGCCCTGATACGGGTCCTCGGGCATGAGATAGCAGGCACCAGCGATCCCGTCCGCCTGATGCTTGGAGATGAGCAACGTCGCGGACGTGGTCGCGGCCCAGTCGTACTGAGTGACGGACACGTTGGGGACGGCCTGGCCCTGCGGGGAACCGTACGCAATGCCGGTCGCCACGAGGTACGCCGCCTTCACGAGACCGGAGCAGTCCTTGTGCCCGGAGGCGGGGTCGTCACGGCCGGGTGCCGTCGAGTACGGCTGACCCATGAACGTCCGGGCGGCGGCTACGAGGTCAGCGCCGGTCGCCATCGGTCACCTCCTCGGGCAGGATCGTCGCAGGCGTGTCGACGCGGGGAAGACGCCCCGGACGCCACCCTTCGGGCTTGTCCGGCTGGGGAGTCGGCCCCGGTTCCGTGTCCGGATCGGGTTCGTGCCACTCAATGTTCACAGCGCCTCCTCCACCACCGGTACCCGTATACCCCGGCCGCGATTGCGAGACCGCCTTCGCCGACACGCCACAGGACGGTCGACCATTTCAACCGCGGGGAAGCCTCCTTGATGACACTGGTTCTCAGGAGACCCGGCCACCCTAACCACCGGTCAGGCGACTGTCCAGTGTCCGATGGTCTTCAGGTAATCCAGCGTGAAATCACGCATGTTCTGGTGCGTGACCTCTTCCCGGTTGCGGTCCTTGATCGTCGAGAAATACCGACCGCTTGAGTCTTCACCTAACAGCAGGACGGTGTGGAACCCGTGCCCCAGATGCTTCTGGCCGCGAGGCTTCACGCCGGTCTTGCCGTACAGGTTCACCGTGTCCACGTTGTCCGTCGCCCGGTTCACCGGATCGCCGGGCGTGCAGGCCAGGACGTGCCCCGGCCAGCGGATCACCTTGTTGTACCAGGCGTAATACAACTTGTTGATGACGTTCCAGTTCACCCCGAACTCACCCGCCAACGGTGAACCCTTCGTGCCCTCCTTGCGTGCCTCCAAGAAGAACCGTTCGCTGGTCGTGCCGAACACCTGATCGATGAAGTAGTCCTGCACGGCCTGCCAGGCCTTGTCGATCATGTCGACGATCAGCCAGTCCTGCGGCTTCGCGTTCAACGCCGCGGCCTTGAGGGCGTGCTCGTAGTCCGGCCACTCGTAGCACTCGTTCACATGAATGAACACTTCGCTGGCGTGCGGGACCGCTTCGAGCATCCGCACCGCGGCGTTGTCGGTGTCGAGGACATGCAGCGCGGCTTCGGTGTGCGTACGGCCCAGCATCTTCGCGAGGCTGATCCACGCGTGGGATTTCCCGGACCCGTACGGGCCGACGAGCAGGACACGTTCCCGGCTTGGACCTTCCATGCTCACAGCGGACGCTCCGGTTTCCACTCCTCAGCCAACCGCTTCACCAGTTCGGACTCCTCACGGTTCATCACTCTGCTGGCTCCAACTCTTGAGGGACGGCCACCCGCACCTGCCACGACTTCTTCGTCGACATGAACTCCTTCGCCGCCGGGTACTGATCCAACAGACCCGTGTGATCCCATGTCGTACGTACCGTCTCGTAGCGGGTCACCTGAATACCCGAACGGGTCTCGACTTTCAGGGCGTCGCCGAGTGCCTCCATGAGGCGGCGGCGCGCCTCGCCTTCCTTCGCTTCGGCGACCTTTCGTTCATCACGAGCATCGACCAGGCTTTGCGCCAACGCGTCGACTGCCAGGTCATCCAACTCTTCACGGGGGACCTCCTCGTGCAGGTAGCGGAAGGGGCACGAGTAGTCCTGCCGGACGGGGCACCGATCCGGCAACTCCCCACGTCGTACTTGTGCGTCGAGGGAGAGGACTCTCGCGCGCACCTCCCGCTCGCTGTGCGGTGGGTTGTGAACTTTGTCCACCGTTAGGCGACCATCGTTTCTGTTCTTGCGGACCACGAACGCCGGAAGACCCGTCGCGATCATGTAGCACGACACCTGCCACCCGTACTTGGTCCACAACGGGTCATCCCCGTTGAACGCACGTTTGAGCGTGGTGTTGCTTAAAGTTTCCCAAGCGTCCGCGGATTGGGACTTGACTTCGATGACGCCGTACGGCTCACCGTTGCGGTGGAGACGCAGGGCGTCCAGGTGGCCGGTCACGCAGAGGCGGTCGGTCACCTGGATACGTACTTCTTTCTGCTGGGAGCCGATCATCCAGCCGTCCTTCATGAGGCGGCCGATCACGTCCGGTTCGTGCAGTTCGCCTTCGTGCATGCGGAGCCGGGTGATGGTGGGCGGAGCAATCGGGGTGAACCCCAACTGCTCCGCCACCAGCGCCTTGTCGCACGTCCCGAGAGACGACGCCCGGTACTCAGCCACGACGGCTCACGAGAAGATACGTGATGAACCCCGCGCCGGTGGCTGCGGCACCGAGCGACACACCAACGGTGAACCCGAGTTGGAACATCAGCCGGACGGGGCGCCGCAGGTCAGGATCGCCGGGGTGATGACACCTGTGACCGCACCCCGACCGTTCACGTTGCAGATGCCGTTGTTGTTCGGGTACTGCGGCTGCGGCGCGTTCCCGGAAAACCCGAAACATCCGGCGAGCAGGATCGCCATCAAGATGATCAGGCCGATCCCGATCGCGATGCGGGCATGGTCACGGTTCAACGGTTTCATTCTGGCTCCTCCTTGCTGAAGTCGGGGAGCGCAACCTCTCCGATGCTGAACCCTTCGAAGGGGCCAGACGGCTGGGAAGGTACCGAGGAACCCAGACCGTCCGACCCCTCCCCCACCGTACCCGCACCGCGCAGGCTTTGAGTACGGCGGATTTTCTTGCGGCGGTTGCGTGCGCGACGCGCCTCAAGGTACGTGTCCCACGCGCCGGGTTCGATCGCATCCGGTTCACGGCGGACGCACAGCACCCAATTTTGCGTGTCGTCGTCTTGGATGACCCGGAAGCGAAGACCCCTGGCCTTCACGGGACCGTAGTGCTGATATGCCATCTTTCCCAGCATCATCACGGCTTGATGATCGGGGTCGGCAGCGATCTGGTACCAGCGGTAGTCGTCGCCGTCGTGTTCTACGGCATCCGCGTACTGCCAGGCTTTGCTGTGATCGGCTCGTCCCGTGTCGAGTTTGGGGTTGTCGATCCGTTCGACGCCGTAGCGCATAACTGCCTTTCCCGCTTCTCTAAGGCTCGCAGCACCCGATCGTATTGGAACTCGACCTGATCCCAATCACGCTTCTCGATCGCGTCCTTGAGCATCTGGAGGCGTACGAACACGACTTCTGTCGGTGGGTTCACGGCATCACTTCCACGATGGTGTACCCGGAGTCTTCGTCGTTGCCCTCAGGGTCGGGCCTCGATCCATTTGCTGCGACGATGCCACGGCCACCTCACGTCCGGGCCTTCCCGATGAAATAGCACCAGCGGTGCATCACGGGGTGCGGTCGCCATTCATCGGCGAGCGTCACCGGCGGCAGACCGCTCGGCTCGGACGGGGGCAACGCCAGCACAGCATCGAGCACGACGGCGGCGTCCTTGCGGTATTCCTGTCGCAACTCTTCCGATGGCTCCGACCAGCGGACGAGGAAGCGGCGGTCGAACCAGGCGTTCGCCATCGCTTCGATGATCTCGTCACGGTCAGACATCACACACCTCCTCGTGTTCGCTGCGAACTGGGGTGTCGGAGACCTCGAAGTCCGTCATGTCCTCGATCGCGGTGCACAACGCCTGCTCGACATCTTCGTTGTCGCGGCGGTGACCGTCCGCGAGTTCGACTGTCACCTTGAGGAGAAACGTGCGTTCGCCGGGTCATCGCAGGTTCCTGGGCATGACCGAGTCGCGAGCGATCGGCGGGTGACGACGGTGGTACTCCTTGCGGACACCGGAGCGGGGACCGACGCCGCCCTGCACGGGGTAGCCGTCCGCGTAGTAGTAGGTGTTGCCCACAATCTCGAAGAACACGTCGTCGATTGCACGCTCCCGGACGGTGGTGCAGCGGGTGCAGCGGACGACTTCGATGAGGAGACCGGTGCCGTCTTCGGCTTTGGCACGGTACGACCCGAGCGGGTCCCAGGCGTGCAGGTACTCGCGGCACACCAGGTATTCGTCGTCGTAGTCCTTGAGTGATCCGGGTTTGGATTTGCGTTGCGCTCCGCGCGCGGTGCTCGGCATCGCCTACGCTCCTCTGGCTCGTTGTCTGAGTTGGTCGATGAAGTACAGGTCGGTGATGAGTTGGTTCACGTCGTCGGTTTGGATGCCGTGGGGGAAGAAGTTGTGGATGACCTCCGCGACTTTCAGGTCCGCGACGAGACCGTTGCGGACTCGTTGTCCGACAGTCCGTTTGTGCGAGGCCCGGACCCGGTACTTGGCTTCGAACTCTTCGGGGTGATACGTCCGGACGTGGGCGTGCAGCCCACTTTGTGAGACGGACCCCTTGCCGCACTCGGGGCACTTCTTCTTGCCTTTGAGCGGACCGCCGGTGCTGCCGCTCATGAGACCACCACCGGGTCGTAGAGGACGTACTGGGCGCCCGTCATGCGTCCGCTCTTGTAGAGCAGGAACCCGGTGAGGCGCGTCTCGGTGCTCTGGGTCCCATCGGGCGCGGTGGTGATCGTCTCGACGTACTCGTGGAGCACGAACCGCTCACGCTTGTGGGGAGCACGTCCCTGTCCGTGCGCCTCGACGACGATGCGCTTGCCGTGGAAGGTCTGTCCTCTCACGGCTACGTCGCCTTTCGGGACGGGGAGATGCCCGACGGGCATCTTCGTCCCGTCGTCCCGTTCGAGATAGTCCGTCATGCTCGGTACCTCCTGGCTCAGATGGGCTGCAACTCCTTGTACAGCCCATCATCTGACAACGCCTGGATCAAGGCGTTATTCCCGAGCATATCATATTCTGCAGCGAGGTCCATTCCCGTGTCGACGAACTGCTGATACGTACCAGCACGGGCTGCGTCCGTGAGGGCGTTCAGCATCGCTGGGGGCAGCGAGGCGAGCACCTGTGCGGTTTGTCCGGTTGGTGCTTCCGGCAGGCGCATCTGGTTGTCGACCACCGCCGTCGGGAAACCCCGCGTCCGGGTCGTGCGCTCCTCCCGGGTGCCCACCTCGTACGTATCCGGCTCGAAGCGCAGACTCAGCCCCGTCCAGGCCGCCGCCACCCGCGGGCCGCCCGCCTCGTTGATCCGCTCCTTCAACTGGGCTTTCGCCGCCCAGCCGAGGATGCGGGAGTAGAGGGTGTTGTTCCGGAAGCCCTTCAGCAGCGCCGGGGTGTCATCGGTGTTCACCACGGTGCGTCCCCCGTCGTGGGTCTCCCAGCCCGCCCCGATCGTCCACCAACAGTTGAACACGTCCGTCCCGTCGAACGCCGACCAGTCGAGCGGCTCCGAGACCTTGATCTTCCACAGCAGCCGCAGGACGGACCCCGCCAGGTATCCGGCGTCGGTCGCCCATTCCGCGTCGAAGATGTGCCCGGTGAAGGACCCGTTCCCCGGCTCGAACGTCGACCCCGCGTCGGGCATCCACTGCTGCTCCATCGAACTCATGTCGCCACCTTCCTAGAGGGTCGTGCGCCAATCCAGCGCTTGTTGCCACCACTCCGGGAACAGCCACCGCCGTTTCCGGAAAAAAGGGATAAATGCCTCATCGAGGACGTACGTGCAGGCCCAGTCGTCCGCATGGCGGACGGCTCGCCCGGTCATCTGCACGAGCGCACGCGCGGTTTTCATGTCGTACCACAGTTGGCCTCCGCGTGAATGCAAACGCGCCGAGACTTGACGGTCCCCCAGATATGGGTAGGGAACCTTCGCGACGACAACCACCCGGCATAGATCGTCAGGGAGGTCGACCCCGCGGCCCATCGACGGTGCCACCAGTACGGAACCGGAGTGTTGGCGGAACGCATCGAGCGCTGGCTCCCGCTCGCGAGACGTGGAGTAGGTGTACACCCGACGCCCCGTCCCGTCAACCGCATCCGCGAGTTTCTCCGTCAATGCGTACGAGACCGCGTGTACCAGCACGGACTCATTCGGGTGTCGTCCCGTAATGGCGGACAAGGCTGTAGTCATGCTCGTCAGGGTGTCCCCGCTCACGCCCGCACGCGAGGTCCCCGACACGCGCGCCACAGGCGTCAAACAGATCGGGCGATTCGCCGGGCGGAACGTCGAGGGCACGGAGACTGAGACGTATCGTCCAGTCCATCCCAACTCGCCGAGCAGAACTTGCGCGGACAGCACGGTCCCACTCATCAGCAGCCAACGGGCCGAGTGTCGCCACAGCGCCGTTGAATGTGGCGCGGCTTCCACCGGGCGAAACGTAACCGTGCCACTCTCGGTGGAAGTCATCACCCACGTCCCCGCCTGAATGTCCTTCATCAGCCCAGGCGTTCTCGAAAGCAGCCGCTCCAGCCCGATACGCCGCCGCCATTCGGCTCCACTTCTCGGCTGACCCTTTGTGACCGTCCTCCGCAGCCGTGGCAGCAGATCGTTCAGCCACTCGACCCAACTCTCGGAGACGGTCGATTTCTTCGGTCGCGTACTTCCCATTCGGCATTGCTGGATCAGCCCCTTCCCGTACGAAACGGATACGTACCCGAGCAGTTCTTCTTCGATGAGGTCAGCCTCGTCGCAGATGACAAGCGGTTGACCCGACATCAGCCCCCGTGTATTGGCCTCGGCCAAGAAGTACGAATAGTTGGTGACCGCACAATCAGCGCGTAAGGCGTCCCGTTTCGCAGCCTCATACGGACAACGAAATACGTCTTCGCACCACCAGCAGTCTCCTCCGGTAACGGTTTTGGTGCACGCGTCACACGTCACTCCTTCGGTGTGGCTTACGTAGTTGCCTCGCCCCATGAGGACCTTGCAGTACGGGAAGTCTCGGGCGACTTGATGCTGGAGCGTCTTCGACACGCACAGATACGTGGCTCTGGTTGTGAGCGCCCGGCGGACCATCTCCGCGATGAGCGTCTTTCCGGAGCCCGGCGGTGCGTCGAGCACCACGACCGGGATGTCATCGGTGTACGCCTCCATGATTTGGTGGATAGCGGATTGTTGGACGGGTCGTAGATGCGTGAACCCGTCGGGGAGATCACAGTCGATCAATGTCTCGTAACCCGTCGGTGATCGCCGCGTCGAGGGCTTGACGGAGTTCGGGAAGATCATCCAGTGTGCCCGCTTCTAAGATACGTTCAGCGGTGGAGAGCGCCAAGTTCAGGCGGCTTTTGCTTTTGGCTTTCGTGGCTTCCTCGATGAGGCGACTGAAGTGCGCGACGACGGCGAGCGCTTTGTTGAAGTCATCTTCGATGTACTGCGCGATGATTTGGGCTTCGAGGCGCGCGAGGTCGTGTTTGAGTTTGAGGTCAGCGGCGATCATCTCAGAGAAGTGATGGGCGTAGTGCTGACAGGCCGTACGTATGAACGCGGACTGTGACTCGATGATGCCGCGAGATTCGAGGACGAGTCGCCCGATCAGAACGTGTAGATCGTGCGGTACGTACACACTGGTACGTATGCCGTCTTTGACCGGTCCGTTGAAAATGCGTGAATAGTCCCAATGGGGCGTATTGGTCCAGCCAGCCTCGGGCATGGTGCGTTCCTCCTGGACCGGATCACGGCTCGGTCCGTTACCGCTGGCTCGGGGAGCGATCATGCACCCCCCCACCTGAAAGGGCAAGGGGACAAACCGGGATGTTCAGTACTTGACACGTACCCTAAAATCCGAGGGGGGAAGGGGAGGGTGTGTGTCCCCGTCCCAACCCAACGCACACACCCTCCCCGTGAGTATGTACTCACTCCAAATCGGCGTGAGTACATACTCACAGTAGTACCCCTTGACAAGCCCGTTACACTCGCGGACGCGCGCGACGAGAAGCGCAGCGCAACAACAGAGCGCCCGTCGCGCTGCCACGTTCCCCGCTGGCTCGGGTTGCGTGTCCCATCGACAAAGGCCCCGGTCACCCGTCCGGGGCCTTTGTCGCGCACCAGCCCCGACACCACCACCAATACCTCGGTGCGCCCGCCCGCGTCGGATGCCGCTGATGCGTACTCAGCGAATGCCCACACTTAGGACAAACGCGTCGTTTTCGCCCCAACCGGTCGGCCACCAGCCCATCTCCCCCGCCGCACCATGTCATCCGTATTCTCCGCCGGTGTCCCCGCGTACAAGTGCCGCGGGTTCACACACGGCGGATTGTCACAATGATGATTCACGTTCGGTCGATCGGAGGTGATCGGTCCGTACGCCAACTCGTACGAGATACGTGCCGCGTTCACGGAGCCCGTACCCGGCAACCAGAACGCGCCGTAGCCGTGCCCGTCACGCGCACCGGTCCAGGGCCAACACTCATCCGTGCCGCGCTGATCCACCTTGTCTAAGAAGCGTTGTAACAACTCCGCCGCGTCGGTCGTCATATTCTTACTCCACTAACTATTCGCGCGGCCGCACACGCGCGCCCAAAAAATTGTGAATGCCCGCGACAACGCGTGCGCCGCTTCATATTCTGGGCAAACATTACACGAGAGGGGCCGCCCCGGAGGGCGGCCCCTCGGCCGTGTCAGTCGTCGGTGAGCGCGACGAACGCGCGGAGCGCGTCGGCGCACGCCGCGTCGAAGCGGCCGAACGCCACCGCGTCATCGGCCGCCGCCACGCGGACGACCGCGGCACGAACGGCCACGATGACCGCGGCCGCGTCCGTGATCGCGATGTCCACCGCGTTGTCCGCGGGAGGATCGGCGACCGCGTGTAGGTGGCGCTCGCGCTTCTCGTAGGCGTTGCGCCCGAGTGTGTAGTTGTCCATCGGTACCTTTCTCGCGCGCAGACCTTGCGCGCGCGTGCGCACACTCACTCGAAGAATGTACGCACGCGCGCGCACGCACCCGAAAGCGCGTGCACGCGTGGAACCTTTACAGGTTCTCCAGGTCGGACGAATCGATTGGCGTTGCGTTGAGCGCGCTCGCCTTACCTTCGTCCGTTTCGGTAAGCCATTGCTCGACGGCATGCGCCGCGGACAACCGCGCCGCACTACGTGCGAGCCATTCGTAGGTGTTCGACTGGTCATCGCACGCCGCGTCATGCGCAACAATCTCGTCGGTGATCCAGTCAATGCCGAGCGTGATGCGTGGGTTGTCATCGTCGCCAGTCTCGTCGACTGTCGGCGCGGCCCACGCGATTGGCTCGCTCTCGTCCGCGGGAACGCGCGCGGCGATCCACGGCATACCGCGATCCCCAAACGAGAGACTCTCGTCCGGTGATCCGTCTTCGTTGACCGGACCGATACGCACTAACGTCAACGCGACACGGCCGCTCTCGCGGTCCACCATCGTCTCGCACTGGTGAATACCGATACGTAGCGGGTTGTCTGTCCATTCGTGGTCATCGTTCACTGTCGGTACCTTTCTTACGTTGCACGCGGTCCGCGCGTGCGGCGGAATACGTAACGTCCGTTGCGTATCGTGCGCGGCGCGGGTTGTCTCTCCCGCGCCGCGCCCGCTACTAACGGACCACCGCGCCTACGTGCGCGACCCCGCGACGGGAAACGAGCAGCCATTGCCCTAGTTGCTGCGCGTCCGTATGCGCGAGCACTAACGCGTCGCCGATGATGCTAACGACGCGGTACTCACACACTGTCCCATCGCGGAACGTAAACACGTAGACGTGGCCCGCTTCAATCGGCGCGCTCACAGTCCGATCTCCTCAAGCGTGCTACGTACCCACGCGGCCGCACGTTCCTCATTCCACGATTCGTTAGGACGAATCTGTGGGAGTAACAACGTGCAACCCTCCGCGTGGGGAACGTCGCCGAGCGCGACACCCTGTGACGCGCGTGAGAATTGCATACCGGAATAGCCGTACTTGTCGCCGATCCGGAACCCAAACAATGCGCGCGTGTCACCGGTCTCTTGCTCTTGCACCGAGAAGATAAGACGACGCAACGTCGCGGGATGCGCGAGCGCGAACGTCAGCCTGCCGATATCGACAGGCGCGTTGGCGCGTTGCACACACACGGCGGTGACGTGCCGATCTTCCTGGCCGCGGTATCCACTCACGGCATGCGCGATCCATATCTCTAGACCGTGCTGCGCACGATGCAGCGCGTCGACGAGGGACATGATTGCGTACCCGCGTTGTTTGATTGCCTTCGAGTCGGTCGGCGCGACCGGGCACGCGCTGCCGCCGCACGCATCACACTGCGCGCCAACGTCAACCACGAGCCGAATCACTTGACCGACCTTCGACACTTTGATCGGTCGCGCTTGCACCATCGACGACGGATCGCCGACGAGAAAGCGGCCGATATCGACGCGAGCGCCGACCACGTTGCGCCGATAGTGAAACGTCTCCTCTTGACGTTCACTCGCAACAAGGTCGCGCACGTCGCGGCAGTATGCATCGCAACGCGGAATCTCCTCTTGCCATCCGACGGTGCGCGCACGTTGCAACGCGTCGTCGAATGACAATCCGAGAGACCACGAACGTCCGACCCCGCATTCCCCGCCCGATCCGCCGTGCGATCCATCTTGATACGGATCGAACGTCGAACCTGTCGCGTCTAAGAATGCGTGCCAACGGTCGAACGTGCGCACGACGTTCACAACGCCGCCAATGTGTCGCGCATGTCGGCATCGTTGCAACGGTCGAGAATACGAGCGTTCTCGACGATGCTCGGAGCCATGCCTGACGCAATCAACTTTGCGCCGTCGATGCTCGCACGCATCGACATGACAAAGTCGATTCGATTCGACGCGCAGTAGTCACGCGTGCGACGCACGCGATCCACCCACGCGTGAACCTCGGCCGCGTGTCCGTTGCCGTTTACGTAACGTGCCACGAGCCGATCTTCAAGCGCGTGGTCATAGTCAACGGCAACAAAGTTGAAGCGGTCGAGGAACGCCGCGTTCAACGCGTTCGTGCCGATGTAGTTACGGTCAGCGCCACGGCCGTGAGTGTTCGCACAAGACGAACAAACAAAGTTGGCGTGACGGTCGACCATTGCATCGGGGAACGCGCAACGCTTACCCGCTAGCGCGGTGTTCAACGCGGTGACGAGACCGGCGTTACCGTTGTCGACCTCTTCGTTGTTGAACCACCACCCAAACTCCCACGCATCGCGGAACCGCGTCCGGTGGTAGTTGCCGTTGGCATCGATGAACCCAAACAATTCGTGAGTCATCGTGTCGGCACCCCAACTCAGGAACGCGTGCTCGCGGCCCAACAACGCGGCCGCTTGCTCCGTGATGAATGACTTACCGGTACCCGCGGGACCGACAAGGTACGGCCAGCACCCTTGCGATGCCATATGCGCAACGATCGGCAGTGTCGGGTGCGCGTCGTCCGGTAGGTTCACCGGCGGCGCGTCGTTCACTTTGATCGCGTGCACGCGCTTGGCGCGCAATTCGCTCGTTGCCGCGAGAGTGTGGACACGCTGCTGAAGCGTGCCGACCTGCGCGACAACGTCCGTCAACGCGGCAGCCGTTGCGTGCGCGCACGCTTCGACCGCGGGCAATGGACGGGCCTCGTCTTCCTCGCGTGCAATCTGTCGCACGCGATCCTCAAGGTTGTCGCCCATGCTCGGCGTGCCGAGTGACGCGGCGTCGTTGCCGTTGTCACTCTCCTCGCCGTCGCCGCGTGTCGCACGCATCGCGGCAGTCGCGACAGCATCGCCGGCCGCTTGCGCGTCGACGTTGCCGTTGCCGTCCGCCTTGTCATCGTGGCCGACGTTGGCGCGCTCGTTGCCTGCTTTGTCGCCACCGCCAGCACGACCGATGCGCGTGCCGTCGTCGTCGGACGTTTCGTCCGTCGCGTCGTCGCGTGCGCCGACCGTGCGGGCACGCGTGCCACGCGTGCCCGCGTCGAGCACGCTGCCACTACGCAACGCGGCGAGCATGCCGTCACGCGTGAACCCAGTCACGCCTATCCCGGGGAATTCACGCGCGAACAACATACGGATATCCGCAACGTTGCAACTGTCGAGCGATACAAGGTGCGCGCCGTCGTGCAATTCGCACCACGTCGAGTCCGCCTTATGCTGCGCGACGTTGTACGCACGGCCGCGCTCGTCGGCGCTGCCGTTGTCATACCAGTCGAGTGACTGATTCGCTTTGGCTGTTCTACTTGCCATTGTTATCGGTACCTTTCTCGCGCGGTGATTGATTGACGCACGCAACGTGCGCGAGAGACGTTGCGCGATCGCGCGCCGACAAGGAATCGAACCTTGTTACGTTGCGAGCCTGCGCGGCGCGTTCGTGAGTGTGCGCGAGACCTACTTGTTACGTTCGGTCGTTGGCAGCCACGCGGAACGTCGCCCATCGACGTGGCAGCGCGTGCACTACTTGTTACGTTCGTGCGCGCGCGCGCGGCTCACTGGCCGCGCTTGTGGCTATGCCAAGCCATACGCTGCGCGCATCCCGCGCCGACCTCTGTCAGCGTGCGTGCGGGTGCGCGTGGACGCGCGGCGATGCCGTGCGCGCCACGAGCGCTGGGCCTCCCTCACCACGGACCGGTGACCATGACATCCGCGCGCACGGACCGAGCGTGTCGGCGATCGTGCGCAGCGTGCGGGCCTCGCACCGGTGGCCGTGGGTTGGCTCTGCCACGCCCACCAGTGTAGACGCACGCACGCACGCACGGACGACCGCACGGAATAAGAGAAGTATCTACTTGTCATATTCAACCCGCGCGCGCGCGCCGCGCGCGCGCGGCGGCGCCCCCCCCCCGCCCCCCGCCGCGCTCGCGCGCGCGGGGTGCACCCCGCCACCTCCCCAACACCCAACGGCGAGCGCTGCTCGCCGCTTTTCAATCCCCGCGAGGCAACGGGCCTTGCGACGGGCCAGAACCGTTTCGTACGATGGGAATGATGGTCTGGGAATGGCTGGTGGGGGGGTTCGTGGTCTGCGCGGTCGTGGTGACCGTCGGGGTCGTGGCCGGATACGTCCTGGATCAGGCCGGTATCCGGCGCCGCCGAGACCTGGAGGCGTTGAGCGGCGTGTTGGAGCGGCTGGCGGCGGAGTCGGCGACGACGATCCGGGCGTCGCTCGGCTACGTACCGGATGGCGGGGCGGGGGTGCCGCCGGGGCCGGTGTTCACGGAGTACGCACCGGAGTCTCTGCGGGTCCCAGCCAACGAGATGGTGCCCGGCGACCCCTGGTCGGATGCGCTGGAGGAGGAGCCGCAACTGACGCAGATGCCGGACGGCAGTTTCATGGGCTGGGATGAGGTCGGCATCCCGACACCGCCGGGGGAGAACGGCGCCTGATGGCCGATCTGGCTGGATGGTCCGATTTGACCGAAACGCCCCGCGTTTCACATGAAACGCTCGACGAACTGGCGATCACCCGCCCGCCGCACCGCCAAACCCTCGACCCGCCCGACGAGGCCCGTCCCCGTTTTCAGGGCACCCAGATCATCATGCAATGCCTCGACTACGGGTCCAACGCCCGCGGCGACGAAATCTGGCGGTTCCTCGTCCCGCAGCGGTACCGTCAAGCAGCCGACGCCCTCCGCCCCGCGGTGGGCTCGATGGTGTCCGTGGACGTACGCCCCTGGCGTCTCCGGGCCGCAGCCTTAGGGGAAGACCCCGGACCGGATGGATGAACGAGTTCTGGCACAAGCCGGTGTTTCTCCGATTCTCACGGCGGCCCTCGCGCACCGTGAGACCATCACGACCGACGATGAAGATGCTGAGGTTCGTGAGGCCCTTCGGTCGTTAGTCATGCGGGCCATCGACATCGCCCGCTGCGAACTCGAATGGGGCACCCCCAACGACCGCATCGCGATCATGAAAATCCTGTTGTCGCGTGGGCTGCGGGACACCGGCACGACCACGACCCGCTCCGACGACATGATGCTCCTCTTCGAGGAGGCCACGTCGGCTGTCCGAAATGTCCGACCACGGGAACTGCTGCCCGATGTTGACGCTTGAACCGTGGCTGTCCCGTCTGTCCATCGTCGCCAAATCTGAACACCGGGGCAGCCGTGTCCAGCCGCTCACGCTCCGCCCCCAACAACCTGATCTGCCCTGGCCTCGTTCCCGTGATTTTGCCTGGGCGCAACGCACCCTTGTGGCTGAGGTGGAACGTCAATACAACGCTGGTCTCCCCGTCCGGGTCATCGTTCTCAAAGCCCGGCAGTTGGGCACATCCACTATCTCAAGTGCTATCCAGTTCGTCTGGGCATTCATCCACGCCAACACACAAGGCCTGATCGTCGCCCACGAGAACCGCACCGCGCAGTCCCTTTTCGAGATGACCCAGTTCTTCTGGGATTCGTGCCCGTGGCACGATCTGTTCCATGCCAAGCACGCCACGCAGCGGAGGCTCGTCTGGCAGGAGAACGGAAGCGGAATCGACATTGCTTCTGCGGCAAATCTTGGTGCCGGTCGTGGAAGAACTCTTTCGGCTCTCCACGTATCCGAAGCCGCCTTCTACCCCGAACCCGAAGAGTTGATGATCGGTCTCCGGAACACGATGTCGAAAGGGCACGGGACGATCGAGGTCGTGGAATCAACCGCGAACGGCGTCGGTGACTGGTTCCACAACGAATGGCTGATGGCCTGCCGCGGTGAGTCCTCGTACGTCCCGCTGTTCTTCCCCTGGTACAAGCACTACGAGTACACCTCCGAACACGAGTACGGGGAGACGACCCTTGACAGCCTGGACGAATGCGACGACGAAGAACGGCGGCTCTACGGTCTGGGTGCTTCCTTCACTTCACTGGAGTGGCGGCGCCGCAAACTTTTTGACACCTTCGCCGGTGATGAACTTCTCTTCCGACAGGAGTACCCGGCCACCCCTGAAGAAGCCTTCATCGTCTCCGGCTCCGCGATCTTCAACCAGCAGAAAGTCCTCGACTCCTACGTCCCGTCACCGGTCCCAGGGGGCCGTCTCATCTCCCCCGATGGTGTCCACGACATCCGGTGGGTCCGAGACGACCACGCCCGACCCGACCTGAAGGGCGCGCTCTACGTCTTCAAGGCCCCGCTCAAGGATGGTCGTAGCGACCGCTATTTCCTTGCCGCTGACCCCTCGCGCACGACAACCGGCGATCCAGCCTGCATACAGGTCATAAACCGCGCGACGCTCGAACAGGTCGCCGTCTGGCACGGCCGAGTACCACCACGCGAGTTGGCGCATGAAATCATCAAGTTGGGCACCTGGTACAACACATGCGAGGTATGTCCCGAGGTCGAAGGCGGGGGTCAGGGCACCATCGCCACCCTCATCGAACGCGGCTACCCGCGCATCTACGTTCACCGGTGGGCTGACCGGCACGGCGTCGCACGCAACACGCTCGGCTTCTCCTCGTCGTACAACCGCAAGCATTGGGCGATCACGGAACTGCAATATCTACTCGACGGCGACCAGGTGACGATCCACGACCCCGAGACCATCGCCCAACTCCAAACGTACGTTCGTCTGTCGGAGGCGGGGGACATGGGACCCTCCTCCCGATCCGGCCACGACGACGCCGTGATGGCCCTCGCCATCTGCCTGCTCGCCTCCCGCCAAGAACCCGCGTTCGTCGAATGGCACGCCCCCTCCGCCCCCACCCCCGACATTTACGAACCGCTCGGGAGGTGATGCCCATGACCCCCAGTCCCCCCTCCTTGTAGCCACGCCCTCACCGTCAGTACGCTGGGCGTGGCCCGGCCCCTGCCAGCGGCGAGGGCAGGTAGTGCTCTACCCATACAGGTGCGCCCGGTGCCGGGGGATGGTCTCCTCCTCATACTTCGCGGGACTCGGCAGAGAACATCGCGACCCCTGCCCCCACTGTGGTCAGCGCGCCCTCGTACGCATCACCCGACCCGGCGCCGTCGTCCTCCAGTTCCAGCCCCACTTCAACGAGTCCGTCGGCGAATACGTCTCGTCCCCCGCCGACTTCCACGACGCGCTGAAACGCAAAGCCGAAGACAACTGGACCGAGATGGGCGAACCGTCCGGGTACTCCCCCAACTACGTCCCCGTCACCGACCCAGAGCACGTCCACGCGATCGGCGAAGGGATCGACTAGTGGCCAAAAAGTCCGGCATCCACATCAACCCCGCCAACCGCGGCAAGTTCACCGCGTCCTCCAAGAAGGCCGGTCAGTCCGTCCAGGCCCACGCCGCGTCCGTCCTCAAACCGGGCTCCGGTGCGTCCGCCAAAGAGAAGCAACGGGCGAACTTCGCACGCAACGCCGCGAAATGGCGCAAAGGCGGATCACGCGGCGGGAGGAAGAAGTCAGCACGGGCGTGAAGATGCGGTCCAAGCCCATGCGGACACCCGGTCAGCGTCTCCACCACCGTTGGAGCAAACGTGGCTAAAAAAGGCGGGTACGCATCCCGCTGGTCCAACAAGTCCATCCGGCACGGCCGCTACTCCAACCGCTCCCTGCGTGCCTGATGCCGTTCCAGTCCGAAGCCCAGCGCCGCTTCCTGTGGTCCCAACATCCTGAGATTGCCTCCAAGTGGGCGCACGGTGAGCACTCCACCAAAGGCCCTCATCACCGCATGCCGAAACGCTCCGGTACCCGAAAGGCGAAACGGGCATGACCGTCACCGACACCGCCAACTCCACCGACGACCGGGTACGCAACCTGAAGTACCTCTACGAGAAGGCCCGCAAAGCCAAACGGAACCGGTACGACACCTGGACCCGAAACTGGCGTCTCGTCCACAACCGGGTCGGCGGCAACGCCGTCGAGGCGTGGATGCCCACCCCCCGCACCTCCGAGGTCTACCCGATCTGCTCCAACATCGTCGCCTGGGCGAACGACCAGCACACCAACATCTCAATCGCCGCCGCGGCGTCGCCGCACTCCGACTACGGCGAGTACATCCAAGAGTTGGCGATGGACCTCGGCAACGTCATCAACGCCGTCTGGGACGCCAACCACTTCTCCGCCCAAACCAAACTCTGCATCTGGGACTCCCTCATCTACGGCGTCGGTGTCTTCAAGACCACCTGGGACCAGAACCTTGACGATGGCATGGGACAGGTTTGCCTCAAGCGGGTCGATCCGTGGACCCTCTACGTCGACCCGAAATGCACCTCGTTCGAAGACGCTGAATACATCATCGAAGCGCGTCTCATGTCCCCAGATGAAGTCGAACGCCGCTTTCCAGGCAACCGAGAGGCGATCACGGCGGGCGGGCGAGTCTCGGGTACCACCGAGATTGACCAGGCGCCCCGCATGCACGATCAGGTCGGCGGCAGCAACGACGGTGGCATCGCACCGCTCAACACCCAAACGTCGCAGGGTGCAGGCGTCTTCGGCTATACGAGCGGCGGCCCCGGCGACGGCCGCAACGCGATCCAGACCAACCGGCGGCGGGGCAACCAGCCGACCCGCGATGTCGTCGTCTACGAGTTCTGGACGAAAGAGAACGAGGAATGGTGGGAAGACAAGACCGACATCTACGGCAAGTCCTACTCCGTAAAACACGTTGCCCCCATCTGGCGTGTCACCTGCGTCTGCAACGATGAGGTCCTCCTGGACGCATTTGCCGATGATCTGTGGTCCCATCAGTCACACCCCTATTCGCGTTTCGCCTTTGATGACATAGGGGAGTTCTACGGGATCAGTCTCGTCGACCACCTCGCATTCCCACAGGTGTACATAAACCGGCTGTTGGCCGCGATGCAGATGAACGCCGAACTGTGCGGTAACCCGGTGTTCGTCGAGAATGAACAGATGGGCATCAGCCGCCAGACGATTGTCTCGAAGCCCGGTCAACGGATTCAGATGCGGGGCACGAATCCCAACGACAAGCCGATGTGGCTCCAACCCCCGCCCATGCCCTCGCAGGTGCAAGACCTGATTCAGTTCTGGCTCGCCCGGATGCAGAATGTGGCTGGTATTTCCGAAGCAATGAAGGGCCAGAACCGGCAGGGACCGGGGCGCACCACGGAACAAACGATGTCCACAATCCAAGAAGTCGCGTTCGTACGTATCCGCTCGTTCCTGGCGAACATGGAGGAGGGACTGGAGGATGCGTCGCAGAAGATGTGCGACATCATCATCGATAACTACGACCAGCCGCGGATGATGGCCGTGTGCGGCCCAGAGGGTCGTGAGAGTTCGATCGCGCTCCGTGGGCGGCACTTCATGGTCCCAACGCCACATGGGGCATCACCCCTCAAGTACACCATCGCGGTGGATGCTGGCGCCGCCGAGCCGACCAGCCTTCAGGCCCGGCAATCCCGTGAACTGCAACTCTTCCAGATGGGCGCCACCGACGATGAGGCCCTCCTGCAAGCGTTGAACTATCAAGGCTACCAGGAGGTCATCGACCGGAAGTACGAGAAGATGCAAGAGGGACTGTTCACCCCTCCGGGAGCACGGCAGCGCCGCCAGCAGAAACCGCCCGGCGACTCCCAGTCCGGCTCCCAAACCCAGCGGTAACCTTCCCGATCTTCGCTTGACCGGTACATGCGTACGTACCCATCCTGCGTACGTGCCGAAACCGCGCATGCCCTCCGGCTGGACCGGACCCCGCGACGACACCTGGACGTGGGTGGGCCAGCAAGACGGCGACATCGGCATCAACGTGAACTCCGAAATCGGTGACGACGACGGCGACTTCTGGGACGTGTCCACCGAAGCATTCCGTCAGAACGCGCGTCGCCATCATCGGGACCAAGAAGGCGCATAGACGTTGATCGGGAGGGGGTGATCCGCATGGCGCGTCGGAAGCGGCACGGAGGGAAGCGCAAGTAACCCCCTTCCGGCTGGGGGGGGACCAACCCCCCTAGCCGGTCCCTCCCATGAAAGGAACCTCGTGGCGAAGCGAGGAAAGCGAGGAAAGAAAGGCAAGGGTCCCGTCGGCGCAGGCGCCGCGATGGGCATGGGCGACCCCGGCATGTTCGGCGGTCGGGGTGGCAAGCGTGGCGCCAAGCGTGGAGGGAAGCGGTACTGATGGCGAACCCACTCGCGAAACGTGTGTTCGTTCCCGGCCACGCCCGCGGTGCCAAAAGCCGCAAGAAGCGGAAGGGGCGCGCATAAATGGCCGGTCTCGCCGCCCGCGACTTCCCACCCAAGCGTGGCTCCAAACGCGGCGGACGCCACAAGCGCAAGTAGATGTCGTACTGGGACCTCGCCAAACAGCAGTACCCCGAAGGACCATCCGGGGTCCCAGGCGAACGAGTCACCGGGTCTTCGGGGCGAAAGTCGACGAAGCGAGGGTCCCGGCGAGCCGGGGCCAGAAAGAAGCGCCAGTAGATGGCACGCACCCGTCGAGTCGTGAAGGGTTCCGGGTCGAAGCACCTGCCGAAATCCGGCCGATCGAAGAGGTACTAAATGCCCCCTGAACTGCCCAAGAAAGGCACCGGCAAGTTCTACAAGCAGGGACAGACCGCCGCCGACCTGTACGGCAACGACCCCAACAAGGAAGGCGTCAAGGTCGTCCCCGACGAGCCGCGGGAGTTGGGCGGGAGTTAGTGAATGGCGTCAGGCACCATCACAATCTCCGGTCAGGCGACCGGGCTCGAAGGCGGCGCGAAGACCTACGGGCCACTTCAGATCGCGTCGAACCCGGCGAACACCCTCGCGTTGGCGAACATCACCACCATCGTCCTGGCTTCGGGGAACAACACCATCACGATCCCAACTGGCGCGAACGGGTGCATCGTGAACTTCGCACCCGGCTCCACCGTCACGAAGACCTACAAGGGAGTGGCGACGGATGCGGGTACCCAGATCGCGACCACGGGAGTCGGCCTCGTGCTGTCCTGGGTTGGGGTGACTGCACCTGCGACGTTTGTGATTGCGTGCTCTGCGACCGACACCAACCAAATCACAGAAATCTGGTTTGAGTAATGCCCAAAGGTGTACCTGGCTCAGGACCCGGCGCAGGTGCCGGGGGCGGTGGCGGCGGTGTCGATTGGTTAAACCCCGTCATGGAAGCCCTCAAGGCGATCACGGAAGCGCTCACGTATCCGGGCGCGGACCTGGGCCAACTCGCGCACATGCAAGCGATGCTGCAACAGATCGCGATCAGCGCCCGTCAAGGCGGTCAGCCTGGCGGTCAACCGGATGTGATGGGACCAGGCGCGCCGCCTGGTCCTCCACCTGGGATGGGCGGGGCGCCTGGCCCGCCGGGTGGGATGCCTGGTGCGGGGATGGCCGTACCGCCCGGTGGTGGGGCACCCGGAGCCGGTGGTGACATGGGCGCCCTCCTCGCCGCGCTCGGCGGCGCGGGCGGCGCAGGCGCCCCCGGTGTCGCGCCGCCGCCCGGTCTCCAAGTCCCCGGCGGTGACGAACTCGCCCGCGTGATGGGCGGCGGTCAAGGGATGCGCTGATGGAAGAAGTCCCCCTGCAACCCGAACTCAATCAAGACGACATGACCGCGATCGAGGGGTTGCTGCGCAGCACCCCTCCCGGTGACGCGGGGAGTGGGCAGACAAGCGAGACGCTGGCAGGGGACGAGTCCACTCCCCCGTCACCGCCTGAGGTGGGGGTTGAGCCACCGCCAACGCCCAGCCCCACGGTGGCTCCCCCCACCGAACTCGACCTCGGCGGCCGCAAACTCGGTGTTGAAGAAGCACAGCGTCTCGTCGGCTTCGAAGACCTCCTCAACGAACGGCCCGACCTCCACGAAAAAGTGTGGGCGGTCATCAACGCCGAACTCTCCGGGAAAACCGCGGCCGAACCCGAACTTGACTTCCCGCCGCCCCCCGAAGGGTTCGATGTCAACGAACCCAACACCCGCTACCTCGCGACCGTGTTCGGCATCCAAACCGAAGAGTTCAAACGTCAGATCGCGGAACTGCAACGCCAAGCCCGTGCCCACGAGCAGTCCATCTCCACCCAGTCAGAAGCCCAACTGCGCAGCCTCGTCGACCGGGCCAAGTCCTCCTTCAAGGCCACGAACGAACTCTCCGACGCCGAAACCGAACGTATCTACAAGTCTGCGGAAGCCCTCGTCCCCGCGCTCGTGCAGGCACGCGTCGACCCGATCACCGGGCAGGGACGCAAAGCCGGTGATGTCCTCTGGGCCGTCGACGCCGCCATGAACCAAGTCATGCGGTCCATCCCCGAGTATTACCAGCGTGACCTCGAACGGGCCGCCGCGGCCCGTGAAGCGTTGAACGAACGCAAAGCCCGACAGACCGCGCTCGCCGGTTCGGGTGGCGCGCCCGCCAAGACGGCTCCCCTGCCGGAAAACCCCCGTGATGCCCTGATCCAAGAAGCCACGAAGATCATGGCTGGCAACGACATCCAACCGGAATAGGAGATAGGTCATGGCGACACCCGTTGGTGTCAACGCCGTCAACTCACTGTCGCGGCGCATCCTGCACCCGCAACTCATCGACAACGTGTACCAGTCGGGTCCGCTCTTCGCCCGTCTCGTCGCGTTGAACAAGAAGATGTTGCAGGGCGGCTACCAGATCGAAGTCCCGCAGGTCTACTCCCGCTTCGCGGCCGGTGGACCCTTCCAGGGCTTCGACGTGCTGGACATCTCACCGTCCGACACGGTGAAGAACGCCGCGTGGGACTGGCGCCAGTATTACGTGCCGGTCACCGTCGACGAGTTGACTCTCGCCCGCTGGGACCACCCCGAAGCCGTGGCGTCCGGTCTCACGTTCCTCTTCGAGCAGGCCGAAGCGGAAATGTACGAGAACCTCGTCACTGGCTGCTGGTCCGACGCCGTGACGAACACCAAGTCGATCGACGGCCTCAAAGGCGCCGTCGATGACGGGACGGTCGCCACCACGTACGGCGGTCTCTCACGGACCGCGAACCCGTGGTGGAAAGGTCAGATCGACACGACCACCACGACGCTGACGACCATCTCGATGCGTACCATCGTCGGGAACTGCACCGTCGGTGGCCGTCACCCGACCGTCATCTTCACGACGCAGTTCATCTACAACCGGTACTGGAATCTCATCCAGCCGAACCAGGCGTGGCCGATCCAGCCCGCCGGAGCCGACGAGCAGAAGGCCCAGGCCGGGTTCACGAACCTCATCTTCGACGGTGTGCCGATCATCGTCGACTCCCACGTCCCCGCCAACCATCTCTTCTATCTGAACGAGCGGTATCTGTACCTGTTCGTGAAGACCGGTTGGGACATGAAACTCAACGACTTCATCCAACCGCCGAACCAGTTCGTGTACACGTCGTTGCTCGCATGGTTCGGTCAGTTGGTCCTCGCGAACCCGGCCCGTTCCGGGAAGCAAACCGCGATCACAGGGTGATGCCATGAAGACCACATACAAGTCCGACCCCACCGTCGAATACGACCCGCCCGTCGCGCAGTTCATCCTCGTCGACGAGGGCGGCGCCGACGTGGCGTGGGAAGACACCCTCGACCTCATCATCCAAGACGCCCGGCATCTTTACGGCGAAGACGTAGAAGTCGACTCAGCCGACGCGCCCGCCCCAACGTCCGCGGCGCCGGTCCCGGAACCGACTCCGGCCCCGGCCCCGGAACCGGCCCCGAAAGCATAGGAGTACGCAATGCCCACCACGGGTCTGATCCGTAACCCGGCAGGCGCCTACGGTCTTCCGTTGACCGCAGCGTCCGGTGGACTCGGTGAAACGGTCTGCATCGAGGTCACCAACAACTCGGGTACGTGGCTGCACCACGGCGACCTGGTTGTCTGGGACAACAACACGGCCATCTCGGCGGTCACTCCCGTCCAGGTGTCCGGGAACCAGACCCTCACCGCGGCGTCGTTTACGCTCACCGCGAACGCGTCCACCGCGTCGTACCCGGCCTCGGGTGCGCTGCTCGTCCCGGCGACCGTCACCGGTACTGCAGGCACCAACACCGTCCCGGTGTTCGTGGCCTACACCGGCATCGTCGGTTCCACGTTCACGGGCTGTACGGCAGCGGTCGCGTCGGTGACGAACGGCGCCCAGTCCAACGCCCAGATTTTCCCGTGGCCGTCGAATACGTACTCGGGTACGTCCGGCGCTGGGAACACGAACACCGTGAACGCGACCGACATGAACAACTACAAGCAGTCGGTGGTGTCCCTCGCGGCGCAGCCCGCGGACGGCGGCAAGTTCGTCACCCTGTCCACGACCGGCGCCGTCAACAACCCCCAGGTTGCAGGCATCGTCGACATCGACGCCACGTCCCTCGCGCAGGTCGGCCTCACACCGGGGAACACGCCGGGTGGGTCGTTCCCCAACGCTGCGGTGGCGAACGGCCAGAACTTCATGATGGCCGTCGGGGGTGTCGCCCAAGTCCAGATCGGTGCGAACGTCGTGGCATCCCTGGCGCTGGTCGGCCAGTCGATCCAGCCGGGTGTCGCGTCTGCGTCCACACCGACGCTCGGGAACCTCGTCGGGATCGCCCAAGAGGCCAACACCGCGAAGTCGACCTTGAACACGATCCGGGTGGCGTTGAAAGAACTGGGATGACGCGACGGGGATACCTGTACAAGAGCGTGCCGGGCAGCAGATATTCGGGGGGTGTTGCCCGGCACACCAAACGTGCTCCCGGTATCCCCAGGGGGAAAGGCCACCGGACATGAGTTTCCGACCGGAAGACACCGTAGAGGTCACCAATCATGGCGATCACCCCGTCGAACTCTGGTGGAACAGCCAACGCTGGGTCGTCCCCCCCGGCGAATCGCGGCTCGCCCCGGTCGAAGCGGCGATCAACGCGATCGGTGACCCTCGCGCCCACGAGGACGCGAAACAACTCCGGGGTGCGGACGGGACCGTCGACTACTTCATTCCTTCACGGAACGGGGAAGTGAAACGCATCCGCCAGAAGTACGGGTTCTCCCACGGCCCCGAGAACGGCTTCCCCGACTCCGACCCCAACTTCCAGTTTCTTCCCCGTCTCGCGGTCAAGGACATGGATGGCGAAGTGTGGAAGACGATCATCGAGGACCCCATCGGCGAGTCGGTCGGCATCCAGGAGTACGTATCCCCCGACATCAACGAGTTGGCGAAGATCGTCGAACGTCAGCAGCGTCAACTCAACCTGCAAGCCAAGATGCTGGAGCAGCAGGGCTACCACGGCAAAGCCACCGACTTCGAGCAAGGCCCTACCTCCGAAGACGAACTCCCCCACGACCAGCCGTTCGACCACGGCGAGACCCGCACACCGGACCCCGCACCGACGATCGGTGGCGCCCGCCCAGGCTTCCCCGCGGTGCCGCTTGAATGACCTAGCCGAAACCCTCAGCGAAATCTTCAAGGCTGGCCTCGATGCCAACCCGGACATGCGTGAGTGTCTCGTCCAGGCGATGTCCGACCATCTCGGTCAGCCCGAAGGGCAGTACACGAAAGCCGAAGCGAACTACCGGGTTGCGGACACCCCCGGTGAGGAATGTCAAGCCTGCGTCCACTACGACGAGAACGCCTCATCGTGTGAGGTTGTCGCTGGGCGCATCTCCCCGCATTACGTCTCTGACTGGTTCGAAGCCAAAGACGCCGCCAAAGCCCAACCCGCGCAACAGGATCAGCCCGAGTAATGGCCTCTGACTTCTCCACTAACGCCCTCGCGTACAGCCAGGCGCTCACGGACCTGATGCACCGCTACTACGCGGCGGTCATGTCCGGGCAGAACTTCGACGGCACCGACTTCTCCGTCAACACGTCCGTGCCCGGCGGCTCCAACCCGGCCGTCGTCGGCCCCAACATCCTGCAAGGCCATCAGATCATCGCCGCCACCCAGGCGGCCACCACCATCATCACGATCCCCGCCGGTCGGGTCTGGGTCGGGCAACTCGCCGCGTCGTGCGCCTGTGACAACGCCGGAGCCAACGCGGTCGAAGCCGTCGCCACCTGCCTGTTCACGTCCGCGAACGGGACCGGGACCGTCACCCCCGCCGCAGGCAACCTGTTCTCTATCTCCGCGACCGCCGGGGCGAACGTCGCCGCGGGCACCGTCGGCTCCCAGGGCGACAACTACGGCGCGATCAACGCGACGGTCACCGCGGTCGGCGGCACCGCGCTCGTGCAGGTCACCACCACCCAAGCCGGGACGAACTCCTCCGTTCGGGCCACCGCGTACGGACTCCTGCAGTAAGGACCGCCGATGCCGCTCGTCCCGTACGAACAGACGCTCAACTACTCCACGAACTGGTCCGCGTCACAGAACACCGTCGCGAACTCCAACGTCGCCACGGTCCTGTCTCCCACCAACCCCGACTTCGCGATCCCCGCCGGGTTTCTCGCGATCGGGTCCACGTTCCGGATCAACGCCGTGTGTTACTTCTCCACGACCGGCACCCCGACCCTGAACGTCGGTGTCTACTTGAACGGTGTCGCGACGGCGCTCGGCACGACGGGGGCGATCACCACCACCAACAACGCGGCGAACCAGGCGTTCAACTTGGAGTATTGGATTCAATGCCGTTCGTTGGGTACGTCAGGGTCCCTGTTCTCCGGTGGGGTCGCGTGCGGCATCGCCGGACAGACCACCTCGTACACGATGCCGTCCGGTGCGGCGAACGGCACCACGGCCATCAACACCACCGTCGCGAACACGCTCACGCTCGGCGCGACATGGTCCGTCGCCGCGGTCGGGAACACCATCACCTGTTTCATCTGGACGATTGAACAGGCTCTGTGAATGCCGCTCATTCCCTACGAAAGCCTGATTAACGGGTCACCGAACTGGTTGCTCGCATACACCAGCGGTATCTTGTTCAACATCGGCGGCCCGTCGGTTATAAGCCCGACGAACCCCGACTATCTTCTTCCCGCGAACACGCTCACACGAGGCAACACGTTCCGGGTCAATTGCACGGGCTGGTACACAACCGTCGGTACCGGGACGATGGCACTCGGCGTGTACCTCAACGGGACCACGACCGCGTTGGGTATTACTCCTACCACGAACTGTGTCTCCAACGCGACGCAACAACTGTGGTGGTTGGAGTGGATATTCACGGTCGTGCAACTCGGCCCGAGCGGTCTCATCAACGCGCAAGGGAAAGTCACCGGGATCGGCGGTGCGAACAGTGTCGTGTTAGGGAACCAGACCGTGTTCACTCAATGGCCGGTCAACACCACGGTCGGGAACACGGTCGGTGTCGTCACCAACTTCCAGAGTGGTGTGAACAACCAGATACAAGTTCTCATGTACATGATCGAACAGGTCTACTAATGGGCGCCTTCCCCGGTCTCCCCTGGTTCTTTTCTTGGATCATCCAAGCCCCGTCCCCGAAGACGGACTCCAACTCCACCCCGTCGCAGATCGCGGCGCCTCGTCAGTTCACCTCGTCCGGCGGTGGGCAAGCCTCCTCCACTCAGATCGCGGACGCACCGCCCGCACCATTCCGGGATGTGTAATGCCGTTCCAGTACGCGCAAGGCGCGACGATCCCCGACGCTGGTGTGTCATGGCTTGACGCCAACGGCAACGTCATCAACTTCAACGCCTACAACCTCACCGCGCAACTGTCGGGGAGGGCACCCAATGGCGCACTGGTCACCGCGTCGGTGTTCAACAATCCGCAGCCGAATGGCACAACGCTCCCGAACGTCACCGTGTACTGGTCAGCGACCGACCTCGGATCACTCCTACCCGGTGTGTACACGCTGGAGATAAAAGCCAACCGGGCCATCGACGGCAAAAACCGTATCTATCAGGACACGGTGAACGTCACCGGGGCGGTGTACTGATGCTTGTCGAGATGCAAGAACGGGAATGGTACGAGGGTGCAGAGGTCGACGCACTCATTCACCGCCTCATTCACATTGTCAAAGAAATCGTGAACACACGGCGCGACCTGTTCGAAGCCGAACGGAAGGAAACGCAGGAGAAGGACCTTGCCATCGACCACGCCTATGAGGCAGGACTCACTTCCGTCAGTGCGATCGACCAGTTCGCGAAGCGCGGCGCGAGCGTCTGGTCCCTCACCGCAAAAGACTTCCGCACGGACCTGATGCAACTCATCGACGAACGTGACCTTCTGAAAGATTTGCTCGAACATGCCCGCGCTTCCTGAAGGTGACAAGTCCTATGAGTTCATCGCCATCGACGACTTCTCACCCGGCATCTACTCCGAGTGGTACGCCTCTTCCGGCATCCAATCCGCGCCGGATGGTGCGGCACAAGCGACCGGCACATTCCGATGCTGCGCAGGTACGACCGGGGCGTTGATTCCCGGTCCCCGCAAAATTGCCTCCGCGCCCTTCTACAACAACGCGTTCTCGTTCGCGGGGGTCACCATCTCGGACACGAACTTCGTCCAGGCCGACCACTTCGCGCACGTCTTAGCGATGCGTGTCCTGCCTGCCTCGTACCCGCCCGGCGGGGTGGCGTTCAACCAGCCCGCCATGCTCATGTCCGGCATCAACGACCATCTCTGCCTGATGGTCCAGTTCTACACCAACGCCGGGGCGGCACCGCCCACGAAAGGCTACGGCTGGGCCGTCATCCACAACGCGGCCGGGTTCATCAACTCCGCGGCGTTCGGTCCCCCCTCCCAAACCAACTTCACGGACGCCAACGGGGTCGCGCTCGTCGGGAAACGCTCCCAGGTCGACTTCACCAACTTCACCTCGTCCACGTTCACGTTCGCGCCCGTGAACCAGAACAACAACGTACCCGGCGCCGTGCTCCCCACGAACGGCCTGCAGGTCTACGGCACCGGTTCGATGGACCTCACCCGTGCCAACGTCGCTTCGCCGACCACGCCCGGCAACCCCACCCTCGCCTACTCCTACATGCCGTTCTATCTGAACTCGACGACGGCCACTCTCAACCAGGTCTTCCCCAAAAACTCGACTCCGCAGGCTGACAGCACCGACAACATCATCTTCACGAACGTCGCGCAGATCGTCTTCTGCCATCAGGACCGCACCGTCGGCCTCCTCCAGTTCGGTCCGGCGCAACAAATCCAGGAGTTCGGCGGCAACAACAAATACACCGACCCGTCCGAATACGTGGTGTTCACGAAAGTGAACGACTACTCCCACTCCGCTGGGTTCTTCCAGATCGTCAACGAGAACCCGACCGGGTACGGCTCCTGGGTGTCCATGAACGCCAACCAGATGCTCCTGGTGAAACAAGTGGGAGGGGGCGTGTCGGTGACCGGCGCCCTGGAGAACCCGACGATCACCCGCCTGCCGGGCCTCGTGTCCATCGGCGGCCCCAAAAACATCGGGTGTCTCACCGGTCAGGGTACGTACATCTACGGTACGTCCCTCGGGATTCACGCCTGGTCCGGTGGGGACACCTCCCAGTTGGTGTCGCCGCAGTTGTCGCCGAACTCGTGGGTGCCGACCCCACCCGGCGTCAACGTCGGGGTCGTCGGCACGTTCGCGTACGCCCAGCCGTTCGTGTTCGCCCCCAACAACCTCCTCTACGACACCCGCAAACGGGGCTGGTGGAACTACGAAAACCCCGCCACCGTCCAATACTGCTTCCATCAAGCCAACGGCGGCGGCAACGTCGTGTGCACCCCGGCGATCCTGCCCGTCGCGGGCGGCTTCGACACCGAAGCGTTCGCCTGGTACGACCCCCGCCAGGGCGCCAACTCCTACCAGTGGACCTCCCAGCCGCTCCCGCGCACGCGCGGGCGGGTCCTCACCTTCCGGGAAGCCTCGCTCGTCGCCGCCGGGCAGGGTACGATCACGCTAACCCTGACCGGCTTGGCAGAAGAGACCGTGGTGACAAAGACGGTGCCGGTCAACACGTCCACGACCCCCCAGGCCGTCCACATCCCGGACCTGGAGACACGGGCCTCCGACGCCGTACTCACCATCCAGGCCGTCGCGGCCGATCCCCGCCAGCCTGCCCCGACCGTGTACCGCATCCAGTTGGCCGCCTACGAGGGCCGCACCATCCGGAACGTCCTGTGACCTACGTACCCGCCCCCTCCAACAGCCGGTTCAGCCTGTTCATCCCCTGGTGGGACGACGGTGCCAACTCCGAAGACCCCGGCCAGGAACGCAACCGCCGCGCGGAGAACATGCGCTACATCCAGAACTGGGCGAACTTCAAACAGCCCACCGAGATGTTCGCGGACGTGACCATTCAGGGCGACACGATCCCCATCGCGTTCCCGATCCCGGCCGGGTACACCAATCTGCGGATCAAAGTCATGGCTCAAACCACCAGTGGTGCCAGCGTAGCCTGCTCGATCGTGTTCAACAACGACAACGTGGTCACGAACTACTTCACGAGCGTGCTGCCGTGGGCGTACGGCGCCGCCGGGTCACCGACGATCTACAACACGAATGCCACAAACGGCATCCTGCTCGGGAACATGAA